TACAACATTTGAGAATGTAGGAGTTGGTGCTACCAATCCTGGTTATGTAAAAATTGATTCAGAAGTTATTAAGTATACTGGAACTTCTGGAAGTACACAATTAACTGGAATTACTAGAGCAATCGGTACTAGTAAAGGAGCTTCACATGATGTTGGAGATTTAGTAGAAAAATATGAACTTGATGGAGTTTCTCTATTGAGAATTAATAATAAGATTTGTGACAATTACACTCATGATTTGGGAGATGTTACAGTTTCTGATCCAATAGGTTTGGATTATTATCATATCAGGGTAGATATGAGTTCTGGAAATAGTTCTGGAAATACAGTTATTATTGATAGAAGAGCAAGTGGTCAGACTTCATTTGTTCCCCTTTACTTTAAACAAGAAACTACTGCGGGAGGAGTATTAGCAAAAGGAACTTATAATATTCCATTCTCTCTAATTATTCCTAAGGTTGAAACTATCATTCCGACAGGGTGTGCTATTCAAAATAGAATGAGAACAATTTCTGGAGCTACTGTAGGTGGTAGTGAATTGACTTATCTAGATCAAGGATATGATGACATAACACTTTATCAAAAGAATTATTTTAATTCTCAAAGAATGGTTGCTTCTCAACAGAATGAGGATACCTATTGTACAGATCTTCCTGGAAATAAATCATTAACTTTACTAATGGCTATGTCTGCCAGAGATCCAAGAGTATCTCCTATGATTAATTTAGAACATGTAGCCATGACTTTTGTTAATAATAGAATTAATAATCCTATTAGCAATTTTGCTACTGATATGAGGGTTAACAGAATTGATAGTGATCCTAGCAGATTCTTCTATGTTACTAAGAATATAATATTAGAAAATCCAGCAACTTCCTTACAAGTTCTATTAGATGGTTATTGTGCTAATCCTTGTGATATAAGAGTATTTTATGCTCTAAATCAAGATACTATCGCTAAAGAAACTATCTTTATTCCATTCCCTGGATATACTAATTTGGATATTGCTGGTAATATAATTACTCCTACTGACAGCAATGGTCTTCCAGATACTAAAGTTCCAAAGGTAGATGTTTATGCATCTGATCCTGGATTAGAACTTTATAAAGAGTATAAGTATAGTCAAGATGAACTTCCACCATTTAGTTCTTATAGAATTAAGATCATTGGAACTTCTACAGATGGAGCAGTTGTACCACAAATTCAAAGGCTTCGTTGTTTGGCTCTTGCTTAATATGGCATTAATACCTGTTGAAGATAAACCTGGTTTTTACAGAGATAGTATATCAAATGCTATTGTAAATAAGAATAAGAGTGATTATGATATCTATATTAAAAATAAAAATAGAATGAATTCTAAAGATGAGAGGATTAATCATCTTGAAGAAAAAGTTGATAATTTAAGTAATGATATTGGTGATATTAAATCTATGCTTCAATCTCTAACAAGTAAGTAACATGGCAAATAACACTATTACCTTTGACCCACAATCTGGAGTTGCTTATGGTGTCAATTTAACAGTATTGACAGGAGCAGATTTTAAATATTCTTTTGATGTACTTAAGCCGGATAAATCTGCTTTCAATTTTACTGGATATTATGGTTCTGCTCAGATGACTAAATCCGTTGCTGTTGGAACAACAGGTCAAGTCGCTGCTTCCTTTGCCGTAGGATTTACTAGTGCTGCTGGTGGACAATTTAATATATCATTAGGATCTACTGCAACAAGAGCTTTGAAGCAAGGGAGACATGTTTATGATATATTGGTAAGTTCTGGGTCAACAATTTATAGAATAGCATCAGGAGATGTATTAGTAGTAGCAGGAATAGCATCTGCTCCTACATCATAAATAACTAAAAGGTAAAAACTATATAAATGGCGCAACCTTCTTCTAGACAAGAATTAATTGATTATTCCCTAAGGCAATTGGGTGCTCCTGTTCTGGAGATTAATGTTGCAGAAGAGCAACTCCAGGACTTAATGGATGACGCTATTCAATTCTATCAGGAAAGGCATTATGATGGAATTACTGAGAATTTTCTCAAGTATAAAGTAAGACAATCAGATGTAGATAGAGGAAAGGCTCAGCCAGGTAAAGGTGGAACTGAAAGTGTAGGAATGACTACAACCACCGCAACAGCACCTGCAACTAGTGGCATTACTACTGATGGAACTGCGCTTACCTTCGATTATAGTCAAAATAGCAATTATCTTCAAATTCCTCCAAATATAGTTGGAGTAAAGAAGGTGATGAGGTTTGATTCCTCAAGAAATATGAGCATGAGTAATATGTTCAGTTTCAAATATCAGTTAGTTATGAATGATTTATATTTTTGGGGAAGAACTGAGTTATTAGGATACTCTATGGCTATGAGTTATCTGGAAACTATGGATTTCCTTTTAAATACTCATAAGCAAATTAGATTTAATATTAGGCAAGATAGATTATATTTGGATATAGATTGGAATGAACTACAAGTAGATGATTTTCTAATTATAGAATGCTTTACTGCTATAGATCCTGATGATTTTACTAAGGTCTATAACGACAGATTCTTGAAGCTGTATCTTACAGCATTAATTAAGAAGCAGTGGGGTCAAAATTTAATTAAATTCCAAGGAGTAAAACTTCCTGGTGGTATTGAATTGAATGGAAGACAAATGTATGATGATGGGCAAAGAGAACTTGATGAAATCAGAGAGCAAATGCTCAGTACTTATGAGATTCCAGTCCTTGATCTAATAGGCTAATATTATGTCACTTAATCCATATTTCTTACAAGGAACTAAAAGCGAGCAGAGTTTAGTCCAAAGTCTTGTCAACGAACAGTTGAAGATCTATGGTGTCGAAGTTTATTATATTCCTAGAAGATATATTAGTCAGAATACTGTAATTAGAGAAGTTATAGAATCTCAATTTGATAGTGCTTATCCGCTAGAAGCATATATTGATAGTTATGAAGGATATGGTGGGCAAGGAACTCTTCTTTCTAAGTTTGGTATTCAGAATGTAGATGATCTTACTCTTGTAATCTCTAGAGAAAGATATGAGACATATATTACACCACTTATCAAAAATCTTCCTAATATTGAATTAGCAACCAGACCTAAAGAGGGAGATCTTGTTTATTTCCCATTGGGAGATAGGTTATTTGAAATTAAGTATGTTGAGCACGAACAACCATTTTATCAACTCAAAAAGAATTACGTTTATCAGTTAAGATGTGAACTCTTCCGTTATGAGGATGAGGTTATTGATACTGGTATTGAGACTATTGATGATGAAGTAGAACAACTAGGATATATTCAAACTCTTACCTTAATAGGTTCTGCTGTTACAGCAACTGCTACTGCATCATACGTTGCTAGTGGAGGTGTCAGTCAAGTTTATATGTCCAATATGGGAGTTGGGTATAAGAGACAACCTTTAGTTGGTATATCCTCTGCTCCTTCTGGAGGAATTAATGCTGTTGGTGTAGCATCTATTGCCAATACTTGGATTGATTGTGATACTGGTTTGGTGGATGGGAAAGTATCCGCTATTCATATATCTAATGCTGGTGCAGGATATACTTTAGCACCTTGGCTTACTATTCAAGATGCAACTGGAATGGGAGTGGGTGCAGCAGGTACTGTCGGAATAACAACTCTTGGATCTGTTGGAATAGTTACTATTAGTAGTGGTGGTTCTGGATATACTACGCATCCAACCTTTACTATTAGTGCTCCAGGAAGTGTTGGAGTAGGTAGCACAGGAGCACATGGTATTGGTTACATTAACCAAGCAGGTGTAGTAACTGTTGCATATCTAACCAATGCTGGCATAGGATATTCTGCAGAACCAACAGTAACATTCCAAGCACCGACTGGTGCTGGCGTAGGTATGGGAACAGGTTCCTTTGTCTTTAATGAAACTATTACAGGTCAAACATCTGGAACAACTGCAAGAGTTAAGGAATGGGATGGTGTCAATAATCTATTAGAAATATCTATTGTGGATGGTAAGTTTACTAATGGTGAAACAATTATAGGAGAAAATTCTGGTGCTAAGTTTGCTGTTCGGAAAACTAATACTGATGATTTAGTATCTGGATTCTCTGATAATGATAATATTCAAACTCAAGCAGATTCTATTCTAGATTTCACTGAGAAGAATCCTTTTGGAATGCCTTAATTTATTTTTGTTAAATAGTAGTATATTGTATAAAAATAATGTTTGAGTATTTTTACAACGAGATCTTTAGATCTGTTATTATAGGATTTGGATCTTTATTTAATGGGGTTGAAATTAAGCATAATAATGCTTCCATTATGAAGGTGCCTTTGGCATATGGACCTACTCAAAAGTTTCTTGCAAGAATGCAGCAAGAGGCAGATCTTAATAAGCCTGTTTCTATAACTCTTCCAAGAATGGCTTTTGAATTCCTGGGATTGCAATATGACCCTTCAAGGAAATCTACACAAACTCAAACAATTATTAATCAGTCTCCTGATGGAACTGAAGTAAAGAAGAACTATATGCCAGTTCCTTATAATATGAGATTTGAATTGTCTATTATGACAAAATTAAATGATGATATGCTTCAAATTTTAGAACAGATATTACCATATTTTCAACCTGCTTATAATTTAAATATTAATTATCTAGGAAATCTGAAAGAGAAAAGAGATGTTCCTATTCAGTTAGACAATATTTCTATGGAAGATGATTATGAAGGAAATTTTGATACGAGAAGAGCGCTTGTTTATACTTTAAGCTTTACTGCTAAGACATATGTATTTGGTCCTATTGTGGATGTTACTGGAGATGTCATCAGGAAAACATCTGTTGGATATGTTGCTGGTTCTAAAGCAAGAGGTGTTGCACCTTCTAGAGATGTTACTTATAGTACAACTGCTAGAGCAACCAAAGATTACACTGGTGATGTAGTTACACTTCTTGCTGAGAATGTAGATCTATTAGAGATAGTATTGGATGTAGATGATGGGACTAAGATTGAAGCAGAGAAATACATTTATGTTGGTCAGGAAGAAATGTATGTTGAGTCTGTAACTGGTAATAAGATTACTGTTAAGAGGGCTCAGGATAACTCAACAGTTCAAAACCATGTTAAGGGGGCACAGATTAAAGGTATTAATTATCCTGGAACTGATGACAATGCTCTAATCGAATTCGGAGATGATTTTGGATTTGATGGTTCTATAATTTGAGGAATAAATTATGCCAGTTAATGATGTTAAATTAGATGAGACTTTAAACATATCTCCTACAGAAGTGGCAGTTGATGAAAGTGAAGTTATAGTTGGGGTGGATAGGGAGAAACCTGATCGTCTTACTAAAGATGATGTTACTAAGGATTACGAGTATACAAGAGGTAATCTTTATAGTATAATTGAGAAAGGACAAGAAGCAATTAATGGTATTCTTGAACTTGCTCAAGAAAGTGAAATGCCACGTGCTTATGAAGTTGCAGGACAATTGATTAAGAGTGTTTCGGATGCAACTGATAAATTGATGGATTTGCAGAAGAAAGTGAAAGATGTTAATGAAGAAAAAGAATCAAAAGGACCTACTACTGTCAATAATGCATTGTTTGTAGGGTCTACTGCTGAGTTGCAGAAGATTCTGAAGAATAATACCCCAAATAAATAATATATGGGAAACTTTCTATTGAAGAATGACGGATAATAAACCCAAAAATAATGACTCTCTAGATAGTTTTTTTAGTTCTATCGGCGGAGAGAAGAAAAAAATAAAGGAAGAGAAGCGTGATCTTATAGGGGATATAAGTCTTGACGATGTTTTCTCGTCTATAAATGAAGAAACTAAGAAGTTAAAGGCAAAAAGGAAGAAGCAAAAAGAAGACGATAAAAAATTACAAAAAGATGCAAAGGCATTTGAGAATTTCTTATTCTCTGATAAAAAACCTGCTGGTGGGTTTACTAATATTAAGGATTCTATTGCTGCTCAACCAGTAGAAAATATAGAGGTAGCAGTAGAAGCTCTAGAGCAAGTTGATAAAGAAGATGAAGGAACTATAGATCATGCTATTAAGATATTAGATAAGCTTAATGAACATAATAACTTACAAGAAGAGTCTACTCCTGAACTTGCTAAGATAAGAAAAGAACTTGACGTTCTTAAGCAAATTGTTAATACCCAAGGTGGTGGTGGAGAAGTAAGGTTACAGTATCTTGATGATATTGTAGGTGTTGCCACTAACTTAAGTGAATACGATGGAATGTATCTTAGTGTAGATACTACTGGACCTACAGGACAACAGTTTAAATTCCAAGGAGTTAATGCTGGAGCAGGTGGTACTTGGGGGGTTGATTCTGTTGGTATTAATACCATTAAAGCAGTTGGTATAGGAACCACTACTGCCAACTCAAGTTATAAGTTATATGTTGATGGCGATGCTGCTGTAACAGGTAAGTTAGATGTTACTGGTGATATTACATATGATGAGGTATCTGGTAGAAATATTAATATAACAGGAATTACAACTCTAAGTGGAGTTAATATTACTGCTGGAGTTGTAACAGCAACAGCATTTTATGGTGATGGTGAAGGATTAACTGGTGTTGCATCTACTGATAATATTGTTACAGGAACAGCAGCAACATTTAATAATACTGTTAATTTCAATGCTCCTATTTTAATTAATAATGGAGCTAGTTTAACAGGTGTTGTTACTGGGTTAAATGTTTCAGGAGTTTCTACTTTAGGTATTGTAACTGTAGGTACTACTGGAGCAGATTTAACAGGAACAATTAATGTTTCTGGTGCTTCTACTATTGCTAGTTTACAAGTTAGTGATTTAAATTCAGGTAGAGTTCTTATTGCTGGTAGT